GTCGCACCACCGTTCTGCTGTGATAGACGCCGCCGCGCGGACCGACTGCGGTGCGCCTGGCGACCGCGCGTGCTCGCACCTGCACGATGGGGGCACCTGCCGACTGGTCGGCTCTATCGCCGCTCAAGACGGCGGTCGGCGCGAGAAGCGCCGCTTGAGATTGTGGCGTCGCCCAGCACATGGTGCTGACGATGAGCGAGGCGGTCAGGACGATTTGCCGCAGCGGCTTTGAAGCTTCGTTTCGCATGGCCGTCTCCCTTTTGCTCGGCGATGAGCATTGTTTTTGGTCAAGCGCCCTCGTTCCCCCGCACGGATGCGGCAGAGGAGCGAACGTCTATCTTCCGTGTGAGATGCGGATCTGAGTAAGAGAATGGTTGGCCACACGGCCGCGCGTTGATTTCAGCGCATTCTAAAGCCGGACCCCGGACGAGCGCTGCCAGGACGACGACTTCAACAGGTCAGGTAGTTGCCCGCATGATCACCTTCTTTTCCGCGATCTTCGATCGCTCGGAAGGAAGCTTTGTTCTTGGTCTTGAACTTGGATCATCTCAAGGTTGCATCATATGTTAAGAGCGATCCGCAATGTTGGCAAATGTTTTTTGCGCAAGGCGAGTGTGAGCATTGCCCGGCGATTTAGGCTCAATTGTATCTTTTGCGCCGTCGACAAGCATCCTGCCCTCACTCATTGGCATGATGCCGAGCGACGGCGTCGTCCGGGTGAGCTATCAAGAAGGCGCCAAGCCTCTCGTTGCCATTTCGCTTGCCCGTGCTCGGCAACGCCGCATATGCGTGCTCCCACTCCGCGACCCAAGCTAGTTGCTTGTCCGTTGCATCCGTCCTTGCGCATATCAACTCGTACACCTGAAACTTCGCAGCAAATCCCTTTGGGCTGATGCGATCGATGCTGCGAAAGAGAAACTCGTCCGCGACGCGCACCTGGACGGCCTCGCTGACGAGCACCGTGGTCCCGTACTGCTTGTTGAGGCCTTCCAGACGCGCGGCCAAGTTCACGGAAGCGCCCAGCGCCGTGTAGTTCATGCGGTCGCGAGAGCCGATGTTGCCGACAACCACGTCGCCCACATGCAGGCCGAACCTGGTCCGGAATGGCGGCAGACCTTCGGCGGCGAAATCGACGTTGAGCCGGCGGTTGGCTTCGACGCAGGCCACCACAGCCCGGCAGGCGTTCGAAACGTGCCGTTCGTCCTCGTTCGGCGCATTCCAGAACGCCATCACCGCGTCGCCGATGAACTTGTCGACGGTGCCTTGTCGCGCCATGATTTCTTCGGATAGCACGGAGAAGTAGCGCGACGTCATCCGCATCACGCTGGTGGGCTCGGCGGCTTCCGTGAGAGATGTGAAGTTCTCGACGTCCGTAAACAGTATGGTCAATTCCCGGCGCTCGCCTCCGAGCTCGATGGGCACCTCGCTTTCGACCAGCTCCCGGACCAGGCGCTTGGGAATGAAGTTCGAGAACGTCCGGACGAGGTTCTTCATGGCAGCGATCGAGCGGCCGAGATCATCGATCTCCCGGACAACGGATCGGATGCGGGGGGTCTCGAGCAGGTCGAAGTGCCGGATGCTGTCGGTCTCGACGGCAAGCGCCCTCATCCGCTTCGACATCATCGTGCCCATCCAGAGTACGATCGGCAGCACGGCCAGGACGAAGCCGAGCGCTGTAAGGAACAAGCGCCGCCGTTCAGCTTCGATCTGCGAGTAGAACTCGTCGACGGGGGCCGACACGGCAAGCCGGAGGTTCGCCGGCCCGGCGGAGGCGATGGTGCGGAATGCCGCGGCATGGACGCGCCCCCCGGCATCCTCGAATATCTGTTGGGAGCTCCCGGTCTTCTTCCAAGCGTCTATCGCCCTCGCGATCCCGATACGGTCGACATCCGCGAGTTTCGGCAGCACGACCTCAGCGGCCGTCCCACCGTTGCGCGCCATCAGTTCTGATATCTGGGGGTGCGCGAGGACGCGGTTCTCGTCATCGAACAGCACCACCATGCCGGATCGCCCCAGTTGCTGTCTCCGTAGCAGCGCTTCCGCCTCGCCGGTCAGGATGTCGCCGGCGACGACCCCGCGCGGCGAGCCGGCGATGGGCATCCGAAGAGTGTAGCCAGGCTGCCCGATGGCAAAAAAGATGTAAGGCTCCGTCAGCGGCCGCAGGTCCTTCTCGAACGCGCCGGTATACCACGGGCGCCGGCGCGGGTCGTAGTCGGTAGGCCCCGGCCGCCGCTTGATCGAGCTCAGATCGTCTCGCAGGAAGTCGATAGTCGAAGCGCCGCCGGAATCCGGGATGACGACCAGACGGAATTGCGCCCCATCGGGAGCCTCGGTCCTCAGGCGCGCGGTTTCGCCGCCACGCTCCAGGTAGTCCATCTGCACGAATCTGCCGTCGTCGTAGCCGGCGTAGAGGCTATAGAGTTGGCGGTTGTTGCGGAGCATCGACGCCAGCAGCGCGTACAGGCGCGGATTGTCGCGGACAGCGGCCGACCGCACCGACGGCAGATCCTGCAGGATGTCCAGTCCGTCGCGGACCGCCATGAACTGCGCGTCGATCCGGTCGGCCGATAGCTGGGCGACAGTGTCGAGGAAGGACGCTGCGGCCGTCCGGGTGATCGCGCCGACGCGCTCGAAGCTGAGATAGACCAACGACAGTCCGACGAACAGGACGGTTCCGACGAAGATCGCGATGATCGACGTCCTGAATCCGATTCTGAGGCTGCGATCAGGCATGCTTTGCCACCGATGATTTCTGCCGGCGGTCCATCTTGCGCCTCCTCCGTGCGACGAGCAATTGCGCGGAACTCCGACAACTTCGATCGAATCGATGGAAACGCGCGCAATGGCGCAGCCGCCGTTGTGTCAGCTGCGCCATCAGGAGGGACGTCGTTTCCGAGGAAACTTCCGGTCGTCAGCACGTTTGAACGCTGCCACCCTCAGCCCCGTTTGAAGGAGACTTCCTATGATCGAAAGACGCGTTCTTCTCGCCGGCATCACTGCGACTATCGCTGTGCCGGCTTTCGCTCAAACCGCGGGTAAAGAAACGACGACCGACGCCACCAAGGACTCGCCGATGTCTCAAACCACGAGCGCAGGAACCGGCAAGATGGGGGATGCCGAGCAGAAGCACGTGATGGATACGATGGCGGTGGGTTCGATGTCGCTGCTCGCCTCGCGCGTCGCGGTCAAGAAGGTGCGCGACGACGACATCAAGGAGTTTGCCGAATTCGAGGTCGCCGAGCAGGAGACCGTCGCCGATGTGCTGATGTCGATGATGGACCCGAGCAAGGCGACAGGTAAATCCAATCCGCCGTCCGAGTCCGAGGCTCGCCGGAACGTTCCCCAGGACGAGCACGCCACGCTGCAGCAGATGGAGCAGATGGAGGGCAAGGAGTTCGAGACCGCATATGTCCGCGCTCAGACCGAAGGTCATCAGAAGCTGCTGCGCATTCAGGAGGACTATCTCGCGAGCGGGAAGGATCCAGCCCATATCAATGTGGCCAAGCTGGCGCGTGCGCAGATCAAGGAGCACCTGCAATTGTTGGCGGATCTGCGCGAGGATGACGACAAGAACGCCACTACCGGCCGCTCATCCCGCATGAAGAAGTGAGCGGACGCGGCATACGGTGCTGAGCTGCCATAGGTTGCGCCCGGCCAGGCGCCGCTGAGCGGCACCCCGCCGCCGCGCAGGCGGAATGCTGTAGGGCGTCGGATAGGTTTTGCCTACCCGCGCCTCAAACTAACGCCTGTCGGGCCGCCAGGGATAGCGACATCAATAGGTCAGGTGGGTGCCCGCATGATCACCTTCGTTTCTGCGATCTTCGATCGCTGGGAAGGAAGTTTGTTCTTGGTCTTGAACGTAGATCATCTTTCGGTTGCAACATATGTTAAGAGCAATCCGCAAGGTTGGCAAACGGTATCTCCCACGGCGAGTGTGGGCATTCCTCCACGAGTTTGAGCTCAACTGTCTCTTCGTACCTCGCCAGGCGTCCTGCGATGCACTGGTGTGATGCCGAGCGACGGCGGCGTCCGGATAAGCCATCGAGAAGGGTCAAGCCAATCATTTCCATTCCGCTTGCCCGTGCGTTTCCGCTGCTGGCCTATCGCGAAGTGTTTTTGCACGCAAAAACTCGGTCGCTATCGGGGCACTTGCGGACATCGACCATCGCTAAGTCAAGGCGATTGAGAAGTACGCGCCTCGTCCAAAAGGGATCCGTCTCCTATTGCAGCCAAAACAATATGGCGTCAGCTTCAAATTGGCTCCATTCAATTTGACGTAGGCCGCTGACGCGAACGCGAATGGCCGATTGCGAGGAGCTGTCGAGCCTCGGTCCGCCGTTCGCTACTCGCCACTGGCCATTCATTCCAGAGCACCAATGTTCGACCTGATCGCAGCCCTCGATCGCGCGCTCGCCGCCGCGGGCGAGGATATCATCCTGCGCCGTATCGTCGGCATCGTGCCGAACCAGGCCACGGTCGATGTCGGCTGTCGCGCCAAGGTCACGGCCGGCAATGTCGAGCCGCTGCCGGGCGGCCTCGTGGTCACGACCTATGACGTCGTCCTCTCGCCGACCCAGATCCTGCAGGCGCAATGGCCGGGCGGCACGTTCCCGCACGTTCCACCGTTCGATCGTGAGCAAGCCATACCGCGCGCCGGACTGATCGACAAGATCCTGATGCGCGGCCTTCCGCCGATCGCGATCACGTTCGTCGATTCGGTGTTCGTCAAAGGCGAATGGGTGAGGGCCAATTTGAAAGCGGTGGGCTGATGCTGTCCGGCGGACTCGATTCAGCCGATCTCGACCTGACGGCTCTGCTGACCGACGAGCTGTCACCGCGGGCTCAACGCGCGGCCCTGGCGGCGTTCGCCCGCGAGCAGCTCGTTGAGGCCGAGAAGGTCAATCGAGACGCCCTCGGCTTCACACCAGGGCATACGGTCACCGTAGACGGCATCGCGGCCGCATCGGAGGATGCTGTCAGGCCTGACGGCACCATCGTCTACAGCTTCGATCTCGCGCGGGACTTGTTAGGCTGGATCGCCGAACAGTTGACCGCGTTCGCGCCGGTGCACTCGGGTCGTTTCAGGCGGTCGTTCGATTTCTTGGTCGAGGGCGTGCTGGCCGATCTCGACCGTGAACTGCCGCAAGGCCGCGAGTTCGTGTTCATGTCGATGGTTCCCTACGCCGGCAAAATCGAGGGCGAGCATCGTCGGCCGGAATCGCGGCAGGCGCCGAATGGCGTGTTCGAGGCGGTCGCCGTGCTGGCGCAGCAGCAATTTCCGGGCACCGCGATCAGCTTTTCATATCGATCGCCGTTCGCGGCCGCAGCTTCGGCGTCGCTGATACGCCCGCGATCACGATCCGGCTCGGAGCCTGATGCGTGGCCAGCCTGATCGTGATGGATGCGGTGGCGGCGCGGCTGGCCGCAAACTGGACGCTCTGCGCCATCGTCGATGACGATACCACGGGGCAGGGGCCCGCAGACGGCGCACCCTATCTGACGGTCGAGTATCCAGTCGCGCGCGAGGACCAGATCGCTGTCGGCAGCCCCGGCGCCAATGTGTTTCGTGAAATTGGCGTGATCCGCCTGGTGCTGGTGCAGCAGACCGGCTCCGGGACCAGGCAGCCGGCGGCATGATGGATCAGCTGCGCGCGCTGTTTCGCAGCAAGCAGTTCGGCGGCATCACCACCTTCGTGCCCAGCCCTGCGATCATCGATCCGACCAACTACGCCGGCGGCAAGTTCAAGGTCTCTTCGGCGGTCCCGTACTACTTCGATTTGTTTTCTTAAAGTCTCGTCGCACAGGAGCAACCCCGCCTATGGCCTTGCAATCGACCAACCGCGTCAAGATCTCCAAGGTGCGGGAGACGACCTTCGGCGTCACGCCGACCAATCCCGCCTTCAAGGCGATCCGCGAGACCTCGTCCTCGCTGGCGGCCAATCCGAAAACGGTCATCACCTCCGAGATCCGCGGGGATCGCCAGGTCACTGACCTGATTCTGGTCGACCAGGATGCCGGCGGCGATGTTGGCGGCGAGGTCGCGTTCGGCGTGGCCGATGACGATATCGAGGAAGCGCTGCAGGGCACCTGGTCGACCAATCCAGTGATCGTGGTTGCGACCCTGGACACCGAGATCAGTGATCTCTCGGCCACCGTGGCAACCGTCGCCGCCG